GACCAGAACCTTCGTCAGTGCGAAAGCAAGGCCGTATACGCGATACACGTAGCGCTGGATGAACAGCACGCCGCCGGATTGGTACGTGACAGGCATGCCGTCTGGCAATTCTGGTGCGGCACCAAAGCCGAACAGGACAGGCTCTTCGTGGTAGTTGCGGGGAATACCCTTGAACTCTTTGAAGACCTGCGCCCACTCGTCAGCGCGTTGATCGTAGATGCCGTTGAATTCTTCGTTAAGAATTGGTTCGACGATTGAACGGAAGTCTGTACTTCTCATTGGGGTAGCCATTGTTCAAGCCCTCCTTAGTACGCGGCCACGTCAGCGACGTTTTGATGTTCGCTGATCTGGACTTGAGCGATCACGTAAGTGTCACCCCAGTTGTTGTCGGGACCGGGAGTGATCCCGATTAGGCGGAACGACGCGTTTGCAGCAGCCGAAGCGACGTCAAGCATCATCTGGCTGATGCCGACAACAGTCGAACCAGTACCGATGGTGGTGAAGTCGTACTGCTTACCGATGTCGGCTACGACCAAAGCAGCGTTGCTCTGGATTTCGTAAACGATTGTCGGGTCGAGCGTGACGTAGGCAACGATGTCCGTGCCTGCTTGCGATGCAGTCCACTTGTTGGAAACGCGACGACGACCGTCGCTGTCCGTGAACTCAACGCCTTGGAAGGTGCCGATGAAGCGGTCGCCGATGGCTGCCGCAGCAATGGTGCCTTCGCCGGTCGAAGATGTTACAATCTTGACTGGCTGGTTCTGTAGAATGTTCGACGCGTAGCCTGTAAGGATCGAGTAGGCGGTAGGACGAACCACACCGCTTGGCGAGTATACAGGACGTAGGCCGAACGGTTGTGATACCGAAGACATAGCCTTAAACCTCTTGTTGGTTGGGTTGACCCGACATTAGTCGAAAAGACCAATGCGCGGGTTATGCTCACGCATTTCCATCAAACCGTCACCCTCAAACAACGTGCTGCCTGAACCCTCTGCCTGTTGCCGCATGATCTCTGCGGTTTCGGCCAGCTTGTTCTCCTCACGTAACGGAGCATCGTGGTGAGCTTCCTGCATAAACCTTTGATACAAGGTTTCGGGCAGCTTAAACGCGATCATCTCGTTGACACCAATCATTCCAGACCATTCGCCTGTCTTGACTGAGGCGAACTCCATGCCCGGCACCTCCGACGCTTTTATCGGCTCGTAACCGAGCTGAATGCGACGGTGGATAGGGTCACGAGGGTTCGTCGTCGTGAGCCAGCACATGTGATATCCCGGTATATTCGGTAGATCAGGTAGTGCGTCATTAAATAACTGCGCCCGGAACATTTCAAGTCGGTCGTCATCAGTCACTTCGCGATTTTCTAAGACCTGCCGGTCCTCCATTTCGCGAGACTGCCGTCCAACACCGAGTTCCTTCTTCAAACGCTCATCAGTACTATTTGTCATGTTGTCTCACTCCAGTTTTCAGCGAGCCGAACTTTTGTCGTAAGCCTGATAAGCCTTGAGCATTTGGTTACGACGCGGAACGTCATCCCAAATACCTGCGTCTATCATAGCTTGCTTCCGTTCGGGTGTCACGTAGATTTCTTTCTTAGTCGAAACGGGCGCGTGCTCACGCGTCGTTCCGGTCGGGGGTGCCTTGCGTTTGCTAGGACTTGGGCGGGTTTCCGCCTCATCGTCACCACCAATGCGCGAGGCCACGCGGCGGGTCAGTTCGTGCCAGTAGTCGGCGTCCTTGGGGTTGTAACCCTCGGCGGCGAGCTGGTTGTCGATGACCTTCGTGATGGCGCTGTCCTCGTCACGGCCACTGGGGTCGTACCATGGGTTCGCGTCCATCCATTCCTTTGCGTAAGAAACCACGCGCGGGTCAGGGCCGGGGTTGGCGTGCTGCTGGCGGGCTTGCTCCACCTGCTGCTTCTGCTGAAACAGTTGCTGCGCCTCGTACTGCGCTTCGTCGCGCAGACGCATCGCCGTTGCCACGTCGTCACCGTTACCGGCCTCGACTGCGCGTGCGATGATCGCCTCGGCCTGCTTCACGTCGGCCTGAGCCTGCGCGATGCGTTGGTCGATGGCGCTTACATTGCTGGCAAGCGTGTTGCCCTCAATGGCAGAGACGCGGCGCAGTAGCGCATCGTTCTGCTGACGAAGTTCGGCAAGCTCGCGATCTGCGTGCTCCTTGGCCCGTAGCCGACGCTCGCGCTGCTTCTGGCGCTTGACGTTGCTACGGCTCTTGCGAGCAATCTCTTCGTCACTGTCGTCTTCGCTGTCGCCAAGACGCTCGTCGCCATCATCATCGTCATCGTCGTCTTCGCTATCGTCAGCGTCTTCTTGTACAGGTTCCTGTACAGGTTCTTCGCCTTCGATGATTACGATGTCGTCTTCATCATTTTCTGTCAGTTGGTTGTCAGCCATATCTATGCTCCTAGAGGAATGCCTTGACGGCAAGCGGGTCACCAGTGACCTTGCCCACCAAATCAAGATCGTTGAAGATTACGACAATGGCCTCTTCTCCATCATCGGTCTTTACCGACCAACGGTCGCCGCCGTAGCGGGGCACGCGCACGAAGTCGCCGACTTCGCACCACGACCCTTCGGGCCAGCTTTCCATTGTGTTGCGGTTCTTGAACGCGAGGCTGCCGATGTCGATGACCTTGGCGACCTGCGTGTTGTAGTGCTCCGTCTCGCGGACGTCGCCCGTCAGGATGATGCCACCCTTCGTCTTCGTCTTGGGCGTGCGTATCTGGCACAGGACGCGCGAGCCGAACGGCCTCACGCCTGCGTCACAGGGTGGGAATGCTTCATCGAGACCGTCGTAACTAAACTCGACGCTGTTTCCATTTATCTGCATGTGTGCTCCTAAAATTCACGTTTGTTGTCCTCCGCGACCGTGTCGATCAGGATTTCCTTGGCCCGCTGCAAACCAGCGTACAGGCCAACGGCGCGTCCATAATCGAACTCGGTCTTGCCGGACGGCCTCTCCAGCGCCTCAACAGCCATCGCTGACTGTTCTGTCTCAAGGCGTTGGAGGAGGGTCTCTATTCTCATGCCGGTGTCTTGGGTGACTTAACCGGATGAGGCATGATGCCCTGCGCCATCTTCTTGTGCATGGGCATGGTCTTGTTGCTCGCCAGTGGGGTTTTACCCTTTGGTGTCGCGGTCTTTGCATTGTCGGCCATATGGATTTCCTTATGGTTGTGGGTTTATCCCAGTGCCTGTTGACACTGCGATGCGTTCGCCAGACATGATCTCGGCCTGCGCAAGTTGCATAGCCGTCTGGTTGTCTTGCTGGTTCATGGTCATGCGGGCGTTGAGTTCAGCCGACGTGCGGGCGTCCTCGCGGTCCTGCTTCATCTGCTCAAGCTGCTGCTCGATCTGTAGCTTCTGCGCCTCAAGCTGCATCTCGGCCTGCGTCTTCATGGCGTCGGCCTGCATCTTCTGCGCATCCAGTTGTGCGCGCTGTGCCGCAGTTTGCGCATCCAGTTGTGCGCGCTGACCGTCGAGCTGCATCTGCGCCTGATCGCGCTGTTGCTGTGCTTGCAGCTTCTGACCTTCGATGGCGGTGCGCGGGTCTTGCGGCGGCTGCGGTGCGAGCTGCTGCATCATCTGCATGGCCTGCGCGATGACAGGCGGCAGCGCTGCGAACACGTCGGTCGCGTCGGTGACCACGGTCTGCGATGCCTCGGCCAGCATCCGGTCGAATGCGCGGCGTGCCTCGTCGTCCTTGAGGTTCTTCATGTCCTCGCTGATGTCGATGCCCGACGTGTCCTCGGCCAGTTCAAGCACGGTTGACGCGTACCAGAGCGCAAGGTGCTCCTTGATGTGGCCCAGTATTACCGGCAGATACGACGGCGCGATGAGCTGGCTTGCGCCGAGCGCGGGGTTCGTCATGTACGCCAAGTGCGTCTTGAGGTGGGCGATGTGGTCCTGCTCAGGGAAGGCGACAATCGGTCGGCCCATCGTGGCGGCGACGTTCTCGTTGACTGCGTTCTGTTGCTTCGGCTCCATCGGCGGAACGAGTAGCTCCTTGGGGTTCGGCACGCGCAGCGTCTCAAGCAGACGCTCCTCGACCTTGCGCAAGTTGTACAGTTGCGGCAGTGCGGCGGCCCGCTGCGACACGGCCTGAACCTGCGCAAAGCGCTGGCTCTCGCTGAAGATCGCGGGGTCGGACACAGGCACGACGTCCATCGGGCCTTCGAAGTCTGCGCGGGTGGCCAGCACTTCGCCGACCTCGTGCTTCACGTCCGCGTCGTCCAGATACATCGCGTTGAGGCGGTGCAGGATGCGCAACGTGCGGGCCATTGCGCCGTGCAGACGTGCGTGGATCGACGAGAACACGGTCATGCCCTCTTGGATCAGCGCGAGCGTCGTGCCGACTGGCGCGTTCGGGTTCTGGTCGGCCAGATTGTCCATCGACGTGCGGACCACGCCCTTGCCTGCATCGACCACGAAGCCGAGCAGTTGGAACAATGTCGGCGATGGCGGGTTGAACGGGATCGGCATGGCCAGCTTGCGGACGTCGTCCACGTTAAGGCCGCCCTCGATCTCTTCGACCTGCGTCGGTTGGATGTTCAGCGACTGGCCGCCGCGTGTGCCGCCCTTCAGCTTGAGCATCGTCGGCACGTTCTGGATGTGTGCGCTGTCCATCAGGGCACGCAATGCGCCGGTCGCGGCAGCGGACAGGCCGCCGATCATGTGCGGCAGGCCAATCGGGTATGCGCCGCGCCACGGGATGAACGGGAACTCGACGAACCAGTCTAGTGGCTCGCGGCTGTCGTCCTCTTCGTCCCAGTTGCGGTAGATCGCGAGCACCTTGCTCGACGGCTTGTCGATGGTGATGATGTACGGCGCGTTGCCGTCGCCCTCAACGTCGGCGATGACGTGGCACTCGAACACGGTGCGCAGTCCGTCTTCGTTGTAACTGGTGTCGTTGCGGCCCTCGATCTTGTCGTTGGCCACGTCGGCAGCCGAGCGCTCAGGCTCAAGACCAGCGGGCGACAGGTCAACGTCGCGATACATGCCGCTCTCGACGCGCTGCTCATAGTCGAGCTGCGTCAGGTACTGCACGTGCGTCTTGCGCTGCGCGGTGTAGAAGTTGGTCGCCGCGAACGGCAGGTACATGTCGTCGATCATGACGGCGAGGAAGCCGGGGCGGTTGCGCGCCTCGTCCCACGACATCTTGAGGTACTGCGCGCCGCCCAATGGCACCTGTGTCAGGAGCTGCTCAAGCTCCGAACGGAACTCTTGGCTCTGCACCGTGAGCTGCCAGTTCATGAGCGACGTCTTGCGCTTCGCCTTCTGTATCTTCTTGATCGTGACTTCGCCCTCGATCAGGTCTTTCGCTGGGCCTTGCGGGGGCAGAAGCTCCTTGATGGCGCGCGACGCGAAGTCGATGCACGCCTCGGTCATCATCGGGTGGACGACCTTCGATGCGCCGTTGAACTGCGCGCCGCCGGGCGCGTCGTCACCGAGACCGGTGCGGCGGATGCCCTCTTCGTACTGCTCGTCGCGCTTCTTGCGCGCCTCTTTGTCGCGGGCAATCAGTTCGAGGAACTTCGACGCCAGTGACTTTAGGTCCGGTTCGGGCATAGTTTCCGCGAGGTTGTCGTAGAAGCTGCTCTCGCCTGCGGCTGGTCCGTTCTCGTCAAGCGTGACGATAGCGCCGCCGTCTTCGGTGTCCTCAACGTCCGACACGTCCTCGCCGTCGAACTCAATGGTCTCGCCCTCGATGATGTCTTCTTCCTCGATCATTGCCTAATCCTTATTGCCCGTATGGGTTCTGTATCACCTTCGGCGGTGGTTTGTCGATCTCTTGCTTCTTGTCAACGAGTGAACCGAGCAATCCCTTGTCCATCATGAGCCGCATGGCCTGCGTCGTGCTGTCCACGAAGTCGTCGTGCTTGATGCTGCCCTTGCCGGTGAAGCTGCATAACTGCGCCACCAGCGGGTCGGCCCAGACGCGCGGCTTGCCGGGGAACTTGTCGCTCTCAGGCAGGAACACCCTGCGCCGTGCGAACACGGGGCTGACCACATGCAGGCGCGCCAGCTTGTCTGCCCGACCGGGGTTGTAGGCGTGCGCCAGTATCCCCTCACGTTCGAGCATCTGTCTCAAGCTGATGCCGCTCCCCTTGTCCTCGATCAACAGGATGTCTGGCTTGCGCCCAGACGTCAGCGGCTTCGCGCTGCCGTACATGGGCTTGATCAACGCGACGTCCTGATCGTCGCCGTATGACGTGTTCATCTCTTTCTTCACGCGCTTGATCAGGTCGGGCATGCCGAGCTGTTCCTGCCAGCAATCGAGCAGCAGGGCGTAGCCCTTGGTCTCGTGTTGGAAGACACCCCAGACGCTGCACGCCGTGTAGTCGGCCTCGCCGCTCTTCTTGTCGCGGGTCGCCTCGGTGTACGCGGTGTCGAGCGACATGATGATCCAGTCGAACGCGGGCAGCGGCTTCTTCGCGGGCCATAGCTTGAGCCAGCTCCGCTTGATGACGCCCTGCTCCTCTGGGTCGATCATCTCGCCGTAGATTTCCTGCCGACCGATGGTCGTGCCCTCGTACTGTTCGAGCTGTTCGAAGAAGCGGTCGGGCAGGTTGTCGCGGTTGTCGAACGTCGATCCATTGATCACGACGCGGCCAGCCTTCGGTGTGATCAGCTTGCGGACCAGCTCGACTGGGCGCGGCGTCGTCGTCCAGACCACCTGCGGCGCGTCGCCCAGACGCAGGCCCATCATGGCCATGTCCCATGTCTCTTCGGCGTTCTGCCACGCGGCCAGCTCGTCGCACCAGATGAACTCGTGCTGCGGGCCGCGCAGACGCGCAGGCTTCTCGGACGTGAAGCCGCGTATCGACGTGCCGCTCTTCAGTTCGAGGATGAGGTCGGTGCTGTTGTACTTCGCGATCAGCGACTTGGGGATAACCTTGAGCAGGCCACTCTCGCCCTCGAAGCACGTGTGCTTGATGTCGGCGTAGGTCGGCGCGATCACGGCGCAGTACGTGTTGCGCACAGAGCAGGCCTTGGCACCGAGCCACTCGGCACCGATCCGGGTCTTGCCGAAGCCGCGTCCTGCCATGAAGCCGTGCTCGCTGAAGTCTTTCTTCGGTATCTGGTTCGGTCGCGCTGTGCGTGACCAGCGTTCCTGCCAGTCGATGAACGTCTTCATTTTTGGCTTGAGCGTAGAGACGCGCTCGGTGTCGCGGGTGAGAGTGTCAAGCATTGCGGTACAGCGTCAGCGTTTCGCGCAGCTCGGCGTTGGCCGCTCGGATTTTATCGTAACGCTCGTTGGCCAGATGCAGTGCGTGGTTGAGCGCATACTTCTCGGTCGCGTGGATTTTCGCGTCGGCCTCAAGCTCGTGGATGCGACGCCACGGACCGAGCGGTGCGCGCCAGTTAAAGCCGTGCGGCACGGCGAAACTCACGCGGCGCGTGTGCCGGTTCCATGTGGCGTACCAACTGAACCACGGTGTCTTGACGATCACGCCCTTGGCCTTCGGCTCCCACATAAGGTTGATGCCCGGCTTGACCAGCTCGGCTTCACGGCGGCGATGTATCATTCGGCGTCACGCTTCGAGGACAGCAGACGCTCGGTGACGCGCAGCATCAAATCGACCTCGTCGATCTTGTCCTCATCGTCTGTCTTAGACCCAGTGTCGGGAGCCTTTGCGCTGTACTTAGACGGCTGCCAGAAGCCGAGCAGGCGGAGGCGGTACTCGGCGCGGTTGCGCGCCCAGCTTATCGAGCCGTTGTCAATCTTGCCGTCGTGGCGCTCTGGTGGTGTGTCCACGATCTCAAGCACGTGGTCCGCGACGGCGTCTGCGCCAGCGGCTCTGGCTCGCGCGTGCGCCTGCGCTAACTCTTCGTCCTCGTCGAGCCACCGACCCCACGACATCGCGCTGAACTTCAAGTCGCGGCTGATCGACGTCAACGTCTCACCGAGCGACAGGCGCTCAAGCACCTCCGCTATCAACTTGTCGTTCTTCTTCGCCGGGTACGGCATCGTCTGCATGCTCCGTTCGCTTAACACAGTGCTACCAGTCACGACGGGGCAAATAACACCTGACGGGGGGCAGCGCAAGGGGCTACAGCAAATCAAGCGCCTCCATAAGCGTCTTAACACTGCCCAATAGGGTTTGACGCTGCTGCATAATCGTGAACCCGTCCCCCTGCTGCGCAAAGCGTTTGCCGTTCCAACCGAGCCAGTAGTTCGCCTTATTCGGTGCTCTCCCGTCAGCCACGACCTTCACCGAAAGCCATTCGCTGTTAGCGTTCTCTCTTACGAACACAAGCCAACGCAAGTCATCCTCGACTGCGCCGACAATCTCCCACCCATCGCCGTCCGGTTTGTTTCCTCTGTAATTCTTACCTGTCATTTCTATTCCCCTAGTGGTTTAGGAATATCACTGTCCGACGTGAGACGCAATACGTCACGTGCACCACGCCATTACGAGATGGTGCGAGTGGTGGTACGGTACGAGGTTCGACTTTTTTACTGACCCATTTCGATCTGCACCACCCACGAAAAATTCTGGGTGTCCCATTGCCCCATCCCACGGGTAGCATAGCTATACCCCGTGGGTCGGGGTCAGATGGTACAGGATACACCGCGTCCCACCAGACACCACGGGACGTCATGGGACATGGTGTAAACCCACTGATTGCATGGGCCTGTCCAGACGGTGTAAACCACTTGATTGCAAACAAATGTAACAT